CCCAGCGGCGATTCGGCGCTCGATGTGACCGATGAATTTGTCACGTGACGCATGGTTCGACCAGCCAAACGTCGCCACCTGACCGGCGTGGCGCAATGTGCAGGTGCCAAAGGTCATCGCAACCTCGCTTTCCAGACCATCCTATCGGCCGCCAAGACCGAGTCAACGGTGAAAATCCATCACCCGCATCTCGACATTTTGTTCCCAGCGGAGTCCATTGAAATGACACCCAGGTTCGCGGAAGCCGTGTGGCAAATCTACCAAAGACGCAACTGTGAAGCCTACTCCAAACATCGCGATGCCGGATGGCCACCCTGTTGCAGCGAATGCGGCTGCGTGGCCGAAGCGAAACTCATAAGCGAACCCCCCCACCCAAAGGACCTGGGTGCCACGGCGGTTGCCCTTTATTGGCTCTCAGGCCACAACCCGATCGATGCCATGCCAATTGCACTGATATAACCGGTCGGTACACGATAGCCGATCATATGATATTCTGGTATTGGCGTTTTTTCGTCCGGTGGTTGAAACTTGAAACGCCGATTGCGCAGACGCGAATAGATGTCGCCCAATCGTTGCTGCGTAATTTGACTGGTCTCAGCTTCGACCGTAAACTCTCCACTGGCGCAATCGACCTGATAGACCCACTTCACATCGCCATACAGGATAGCTTCTTGCTGGAACTGTGTGCCTAGTTCGCGCCCGAATGCCAGAAGTTCATCGCCGTTCTGCAATGTTGACCGACCCGTCAAAGGGATGAAAAAACTGGGTTCAGTCACCGGCCCACTTTCCTCCACCCAATGACCCTCGATTTGAATCGCTCCAAGCCCGTGCGAGCGGACCAGTTGCATCAAGGCGATGCTGCGTTTCTTGTTCTCGGCAACCGTGAGATCGCCCCGTGCGGCGCTTATCATGATGAATGGGCGCGCTTGGGCATGCGTTTGTAATCGACTAAGCTGGGCTGGCGCCTCGGAAAGAAGCCGAAGCTTGCCCATGTCAAATCGAGGTTCGTTGATGAATTCATGTGCTCGCATACGATATTTGTAACACAAACCCACAGAACGTCAATCGTTTAAGACCGCCAATCGGTCGCCAAGGCTTCGAGTCTAGGGTAGGCGAACCCCCGGATCGGACGACGAATCAGCCAAAATCATTTTGTTTGACAAATTGGTGTTTCATGGTAATTATCATCCTTGATGACCCAGAAACCCCGCTCCACTCGCCGCCGCGCGCCGGAACCCAAGCCAGCATTTCGCTTTCTGGGGTTCTCCGAAGGTTGGTATGCGTTGCGGGCCGATCTCTCGCCGATGCAGGCCATGGCGGCATTGGAATATAAAAACAGCGTCAGCGATTGGATGATGGCGCATGCCGTGACCCCCGGCACCTGGGGCCATCTCGCCAACGGCAATACGCCGGATTATCCCATCGTCCCGGCATTCGAGGACGGCACCGGTCTGTGTCTGCTGCTCAAACGCCCAGCCGATGTGCTGCGCTTTGCCGATACCTTCCCCTGCGACGCGCTGACCACGCAAACCTTGATGCGGGCCATCCGCGCTGAAGCCTCCGTCCATCGGGTGATCCTGGCCGATATCGCCCGCATCGCCTATGAGGCGTCGCGGCAATTGCTGCTGATCTTCGGCACCGTCGTGGCCGATTGGGACACCCTGGGACAAGACACCCCTGATGCGCAACAGTTGTGGCTCCAGCAAACCAGCGAAGCTTTGGGTCAGCCGACTGCCTCAGCAGCGGAAGTCCACGAAGCCTGGGTCGATCTGCGCCTCAAAGACGGCTGGACCTGGGGCGATCATCTCGACCTCAAACGCTGGCGGCATCCGCTGCTGATGCCATTTCGTAAGTTGACCGAACGCGAACAGACTCGGCAAACCCTGGTGCTGAACGCAATCCGCGCTGTGGCGCCACTGTTGCACAAATGAAGCAGGCATCGCGCGTCGCGTTCTAAATAGCGCATGGATTGCGCTCATTATTACGCTCGACCGCCCCGGATCATCGATCCCCTGACGTTAGATCAGGCGCGGCTCGACGAACTGACCTATCAAGACCTCAAACATGCGCTCGATCCACGCGATCTGCCTTATACAGACTATGCCCCGATGATCCCCTATGTGCGCTACGTCGGCACCGAAGATAACATCCTGGCGTTTTTTGTGCCGTCCAAGGTTGAGATCAACAAATGGACCGCATTCATTCAATTCGTTGAATGGGAGGAACAACTTAAGGACCTCAGTCTGTCGCCGGTCGAGGCCGCACGATTGCTGTTATGGGGCGGCAACCTGCGCGTGCATTGCCCCTGCCCGGCCTTCGCCTTCTGGGGCCATGCCTTCGTCAGCACAGAACTCGGGATCGCGATCCATCCGGAAATCCGCTACCCTCATATCCGCAATCCCGATCTCAAAGGTTTTGCCTGCAAACATCTACGGAAAATCATCCTCGTTTTGCCGTTCCATCTAGGCGACATGGCCAGCGAGATCAAGAAGCAGCGGAACGCCGCGCGTGGCTCGCAAGCACCAGCCTAACCGTTAAACGTGACGTGATCCGAGGCTGGGCGAAATGTGTGCTACGAACGTCCGATGGCGCTACCTCCCGATCGTCTGGCGGACCGGAACGCGGACGATGATTGGTCCGAGCGAATGGCCCGCCGGATCAGACCCGCCCTCGATAAATTGGCGCAAGCCGAAGCCCCTCGCCAATCCGATGGTGGTGCTGCGCTGACCCCCCGCGAACAGAAACTCGATGCGATCCTGCGCCAGTTGGCCGACCAACGCACCAGCCTGACCCGCGATCGCGCGACGATCCTGCAATCCTGGCTCGATCGCGGCCCGACGAATGCGATGTTGCGCACCCATGTGATCGCGGCATGGCGCGAGAAGCAGACCTTTGACCCCGAGAGCGCCCCCGAGAGCCGCTGGCCGCAACCCAAACGCCGCTGGTGGTCGTGGCGTTAGGCCGCGACAAACGTGGTAAACCGGTTTTCCCGGCGCGCCACCAAGGTGTGATCGATCCGCTCGCGCAATTCCTCCTTGTGGGATATCAGAAAGACGTTCTTGTGGCGCTCGGCCATCCGACTGAGCAAATCCACCGCCGCCTCCACTCCGGCCGGATCGATCCCCTGGTCGAGCACCTCATCGGCAAACACCAGATTAACCGGCATGTTCATCGATTCCCACACATCGCGGAACGCCCACGAGATGCCCAGCCAAATGCGGTTCATCTCGCCCCGTGACATCTGGGCGTAGTCCATCTGCTTGCCCATGTAATGAATAGCGACACTGGTATCGGCCATGAAGATCACCTCGTGCGGCAAGCCAAGATGCTCCAGATACAGATTCAAGCGCTGGTTCAGCAGACTCAGGTTCTGGTCGATGATCCGCTTGCGTAAAAACGAGTCCTTGTTGGTCAGCAGCTTGTACAGAAACTGCTCGTGTTTGGCCGTGGTGAGCAATGCATTGAGCCGCCCATAGTCGATCCCCAACAGCGTGCGTTGCAGGCCCTTGACGGTCTCCAGATGCGGATTTGCGCGTCGCGTCTCGTTGTCGATCTGATTGAACAGTTGATCGCGCTCCTGCTGCAACTGAATCACCGCTGCCCGATCCGCAAATCGTGACTTCGGATACGCTCCGGCCGCCTGCACCGCGCTCTGCACAGTCTGCATCTCGGTCTGCACCCGCACCAAAGTCGCCTGGGTTGCCGCCATCGCGTCCTGCATCGCAGCGATCGTCGCCGCCGAAGCGACCTGCTCAGCCACCATCGCCTGCTGAACCCGACCCATCTCGCGTTCAAGCTCGCCCGCCCTGGCCTGCGCCTCGGCACAACGCTCGGCATGCGCATGCTGCACCGTCACCACCTGCTGGTCGGCCGCCGCTGCCTGCATATCGTAGCGCTGGGCTTCATTTTGCAGGCGCGCCATGGTCGCCTCAACCTGCGCCGATTCCTCGCTCAAACGGGCTAAAATCACCTGCAAATGGCCAGTGCCGATAAGACCCTGGCCGCAGGTCGAACAATGATGGCTATGCGGCGCCTGTAACCGGTGCTGGAGACCGTCCAGGTCGTTTCGCAGGGCGAGGTAGCGCCCCCGGCACTGGGCGCCGTCCTGACGCCTTACAGAGGCATTGAGCGTCAGGTCCTGCAACTGGCCTGTGATGTCGCTTTCGGCATCCCGGCGAAGGACCATGATCTGCTGGCGCAAATGCCCGAGCAGCCGGTCCTGCTTAGCATCATTCGCCTCCGTTTGATAGCGGCTCAGATCGTTTTGATGGCGCCGCAAGGTCTCGCGGCAGAGCGACGCTTGCTGGGTCAATCCGGCGATCATTTGGTGATGCTGGACCTGACGCTGTTGCCACTGGTCTTGCAAATCAAAAACCGCCAATTCCGCCGCGATATCGACTTCGGTGATCTGCGCTGCCGTGGCGAGCAAGGCGTGCAGATGGCGATCCTGCTCGATCTGCCAGCGCGTGCCGTTCGCCTCGACCTCCACGATGGCGCTCTTGATGCGCTGATTGGCTTCGATATTGGCATCGATCTTGGCCTGCTCGTCGCGCGTGGTGTCCTTGGTGTTATCAATTTGCTCTTTCAGTGCCAAGGCTTGTTTGGTCAGTTTGGTGATCATCAACAATTCTTCGATTACTTCTCGCTGTTCGGCGGGGCGGAGTTCGAGATAGGGATCGACGAAGGTGGAGAGGGCCACGGTGTGGACGAACATCAGATAGCTCATGCCGATGATGCGCTCGATATCCACCTGGGTGTGGCGGTTTTCGCCCAGGGCGCAATCGATGCCGTCGATGAAGAAGCGCAGCAGATTGGGCTTGCGTCCGCGCTCGACGCGATAGGCCCGGCCATGCACCGAAAACGCCAGGGTCACCAGCATCTGTTTTTCATTCTGGTTATTGACCAGACGGTCGAGCGTGACGGCGGTGATCGGCGTGCCATAGAGCGCATAGCAGATCGCCTGGAGAATGGTGCTCTTGCCGGTGCCGTTGCGATTATTGGTGTCCGGCGCGTCGATATTCTCGCCCAGGATCAGGGTCAGATAATGGGCGCTGAGATCGATGGTTTGGCTGACATTGCCGACCGAAAAGAAATTGCGGATGGTGAGCAATCCTAAAATCAACATGGTTGTTTGGCTTTCACAGGCGCTGATACAGGCTGATCAGACGCTCGGTTGACAGGCCCACGGTTTCGATTTTTTGCAGTCCTTCGATGAATATCTGCTCAATGCCTTTCTGCTCGATCGGCTCAGACAGCGCGGTCATGAGGGGTTTCAGGTTGCGCAATTCGATCTTGCGCAAGCCGTATAGTTGCATCAGATGATCACGAATTTCTTCCGATTCCTCATATTTCATCGGGATATCGACGGTCAGCCGTAACGTCGTGTTCGGTTTGAGCCACGCACTCTGATCGAGCACCGCCGAGAGGTTCAGTGCCTTGTACAGCGGCTGCTCTGGCCAGCTTTCGAAAAACGGCTGTTTGCCCCATTGCAGGAACATGGCGCCCCGTTCGGTATCGCCTGCATCGCGAAAGTCAAACGGCATCACCGAGCCGATATAGTGCAAGTTCTTCAAGGCTTGGCGTTTGTGAAAATGACCGAGAAACACACTGTCATGATGCGCGAAACTGGAGGCTTCGATGGCATGCACGCCGCCGGTGCACGCCACCTGCGAATTCATCATCGCGCCGATAGTTTCAAGATGCCCGAACACATAGCGGCCCTGATACTGACTGACCGAGTGCAGTTCATCTTCCAACAGCCACGGCAGAAAGACGACACCATCGACCACCAGAGGATCAGTGATCAGGGTGATGTTGGGCAGATGGCGACAAAAATTCACCGAGGCGATGTCGCGGCCTTGACGCCGGGCGAGATCGTGATTGCCGAGAATAAAAACCACTTGGTTCAGGCCACTTTGGGACAGTTTCTCCAGACCGACCAAAGCCGCGTGGAGCGTCGTTACACCAACTGCGGCGCGATCATGAAACCAATCCCCCAGAAACAAACACGTCTCAGCACCCCAGGACCGGGCGCGGTCGAGCATCCAGTCAATGAAAGCGAGATTATCCTGATTGGCCACCGGCGAGTTCGATTCCCGTCCGAAATGGCTATCGGTGAAGACCACCGCTTTGTTGAATAAATTGTCCATGAATACTTTGTCTCGATAAAGAAGCGATCAAATTGGATAAATAGACAATGCGCCATGACATCAGACACTGGATCACCCTGTGTGAAACCGTTCCAGGACGGGGCTATAATGAAATCCTCTATCATGGCACCAATGAAGACTTTGCCGATTTCCAAATCAGTGGCAGCAAAATTCCGGCCCTGGGCTATGGCTATTATTTCACACCGTCATTGGTCAAGGCAAAGCAATACGGCAGGCTGATCATGACGGTTCGCGTCAGATGCGCCAATTTGCTGGATTGGAACCATCTGACGGACACCGACCGGCAGCGGATCATCGCGGATATAACACTCCAAGTCCCGGCTGACAAGATTGCCGGATATGGCGGGGTGGCTGAAAAAGTGTTTCCGCCCGATCAGATCGAGCAAACCCGCGCGTTCTATCAGGCAAAGCGCGACGAAACCCAAAACCTGTATCACGACCGTGCCAAAGCCAAGCTGTCGCAAACCGACGACGGCAACTTCGTGGTCTCCTGGATGGAGCCCTCCTTGCACAATGCCAGCGATCACGACCTGTTGGCTTTGGCTGAAGTCTATCACAATGATCTGGCCCGCGACCTGGGATATGATGGCGCCAAATTCGGCGATGAGGTCGTGGTGTTCGCCGCCGATCAAATTACGATTCTGGGCAAAACCCGCCACTGATCATTTGATCGCTCGCTTCGCCCGCACCGTGCCGGTCTCCTTCAGTCGCAGCCGATTGTCTTCCGCGTCGGCGAGATCGAATTGCAGCATGGTCCGTTCTGCCTCGGCGCGCCCGTTGACGCAAATCCACAGCATGTATTTCGCCTTGGCGCCATTGTGGATCAGACGCGGGTGCATTCCGGCTGGCACTAATCGTCGCGGGGCCGCTAACAAATATGTCGGGCTGTCGAGATCGCGATAGCGGCCCTCCAAATAACCCAAGCTGATTATCGGACCATGGCGCACGATGTGGGTGATCGCACTGCTGATGACCAGCGCACTGCGCCGCCCTTGATACAAGGTCACATCCGCCAGCAACAGCAACTTGTCGATATCCGGCAGGGAACTGACCGGATGGGAATCGAACGTGGCGGGTTGCTCAGTCACCGGCCGAAACTGGTATTGGTAATCGCTCATGATGCCTCTCCGCGCTCGGGGTGTGCAACTCTAGTCAAACAACGCGGCGATGCCAACCTCAAACCGGCTGTCGGGAACCACCAATTTCCCACCAAACAAATCCTTGATTGACGATTTTTTACAATTCGGCCATCGTTTTCGGCGAAACACCGGGAGGCCTGTCGATGCCGCGATGATGTTTACACCAGCGATTCACCAACTATTTACGAAACCGCGATCAGTGTATGGGGAATAAAGAATGGATCAGTCACCTGCGCCAAGTTGGCGCGTGACCTTAAATATGGCACGCACCAAACTAGCAACAAGCCTGCGACAAGTGATTTTAGGGGCAGGCCAACGCAAACTCGTCGGCCTTCTCATCGCCACCGGGATTTCGGCGGCATGCCTGACGGTCCAGGACACGACCCTGCTCGGCATCATGCTGGCGGTCACACTCGCATCCGCCGTCTCCAGTATTGCCGGGTTCGCCTTCTCAGCCGTGTGCGGCGCAATTTTGTTCCATATCGAAAACGATCAGGTTCGCGTGGTGGAACTGATGATCACCTGTAGTATCGCCAATCAGATCGCCATGACCTGGGCGATGCGCGAGGCGATCCGGTGGCACGAATTGCTGGTTTACCTCATCGGCGGAGTATTTGGATTGTCGTTCGGGATGTGGCTTTTGCTGTACGCGGATCATAATCTGTATAAACAAACCTTTGGCACGTTTTTGCTGGTTTATGGGGTGTATATGCTGGTGCGTCGGCCGGTTGTGTGGCGCTGGCAGCATCCCGTGCTGGATTTCGGCGTCGGCTGCCTGGGCGGGATCACCGGCGGCGCTGCGGCGTTTCCGGGCGCCTTCGTCACGATCTGGTCTGGCATGAAAGGCTGGGATAAGAATCGGCAGCGCGGCCTGATCCAGCCATTCATCCTGATCATGCAGATTATCGCCATTGTGGCGATCAGCCTCGCCCACCGCGAGCCGAGCGCAGCAAGCGTCGGCTTTGATCCGAACGACTTGTTTTTCATTCCGGCATCCCTGTTGGGAACCTCATTCGGCATGGCATTGTGAACAAAGTCGCAATTTAAGGCACCAGAAATGCTGCCTTAAATTTTGTCGGCATCCCGTTGTGGCGTCATCCTCCTCGAAAAGCTCGACACATTGCTTATTTTATCTGATCAGCAGCGTAAAATTCGCTTGCCCAAGCATAGTCGGGATCGTAGCGTTGGCGCTTCACCACGATAGGAGGAACCGATGACGCCAGACCAATTGGCTGAGGCGAGACGCGCGGCGATCGAGAACATTCGGCCCCACGTCTCGGCCTGGATCGCGTTATTGCAAACCTACATGGACAGTTTGCCCGCAACGAGCGGCGGTCTGATCGATGATGACGAAGCAGCGCGCAGCTATGCCCAACACGAACTGCGCGCCATGCAACGGGACTTGGGCGCCCTGCTGGCGATCCCGCGCGACTAAACCGGTGTCTTGGTCGCAATATAGGTGCCGATCTTGGCCCAGACGTCGAGAATTGTGCGGCTGAGGACTGGCACCGGAAAGAGCACCGCAAGTGCATAGCCACACAGCCCGTAAAACAGGATACTCAACATGACATCATCCCTTAAAAATCGCCACGGTATTTAGAGAACCGTCATGTTGGATTGGTTGAAAGGAAAGTTCATGGCGAAGAAACCGCAAGAAATCCGCCTGTTGGCTATGCGCTTGGCGGACATGGTGTGGGTCCATCCGAAGATGGACCGAAGCCATGTGTGCACCAAATGCGGCGCGCCGGTCGGCCTCTATCCGTCCGGCCAAGCCGTGCTGAAACGTTACAAGGATGTCGAAATCGTCTGCCATATCTGTGTGCCGCTTACACCAACCTATGCTCCGGCGCCGGGATGGGTGGACGAATTGTTCCAGTCGGTGCCGCGCGAGCCTTAATAGCCCATGCGCAACAGCAAACTCTTCATCGCCGCAATCGAGGCCTGTGAGCGCACCCCATCCGGCGGATTGACCCGTTGCATCTCACTGTCCCGGAAATCCGCCACGATTTTCACCAAATCACCCGACAGAGCAAAATACTCATCGATCAGTTGGATGAACATCTCATTCGGCATCAGGATCGGCCGGATCGCCGCGACATGATCGAACGCTGTCTCAGAGTCCATGCCATGCTGGATCAATACCCCGATGGCGATCGCCGTGCTGCGGCTCATGCCCGCATAACAATGCACCAGCAAACGATCGTCGGCGGTTAGCTTGGCGGTGAATTCGAAGACCTGTTCCAGATGCGCCCGCGCCGGATGGATATGCCCCTCCATCGGCCGGGGAATGTCACTCACCTCGATAAACAGATGGTTGCCCGGTAGCGTCTCCATCCCGTTCAGGACACTCAGCACATGGGTCGGCTGCCACCGCGCAATGACGTGCTGAAGTTCCTCGTAGCCGCAAATTTTCAATTCAAACACAAACTATTCCCATCCTGGTTAATGCACAGCGCTTTTGGGTTTCCGACCGCGCTTGCCCTTGATCCGCTCGATCGTGCTATCACTCCCATCTTGGTCACGCTGTTCAATCTCATTATCCACCTGTCGGGTATAGCTCGGCATCGCCCCGGCCATGATCAACAGGTCGTCCCGGATATCTTGCGCCCGGCGTTCGATATTGAGTACCCGGCGAAAACAGTTGAATGAGTGAATACCTGAGCTAAGAGCGAAACTTCCCGTAGTGGGAACACTAGGGCAATACACCCGCTCGTTCTTCGGATCAATGGCTTGACGATTACCGGGATAGACCCGCCAGCCCTTGGGTTTATCTTGATGGGTTTCGATCCATTGATCACGGTGTTGGCTTCTCAGTAAATCGTCGCTGACCATTGAACGCTTTTGGATCACAAGGTTTCCGCTTACTTTGTTACGCCGTCCGAAGTTGGTCACCTCCGCTAGTAGTGTATAACTTCCGAAATGCCAGCCGATCAGAGGCGCCCATTGCTTTATCCATTCGCTTTCGGCCACATCCCCACAGACTGTGACTATGCCTTCTGAACTGACACAGCCATCTGCCGCAAGCCAACCCCGTAGAAATCCCCGCAGATAATCCAGTGATTGACCTGGAGTTTCCGGAAGGCGTTTGAGGTCGCACCACATATTATGAAGGAAATAAACCGGGTCGCCATTCGCAGATGGTGGATTTGATTTGGTATAACCATCGAGCCAAGACTCCAAGCTCACCTTAGAGCCGCACAGTCGCATGAAGTAACTCTTAGTTGGTTCCCAACTTAGACTGCCGTCGCCATAAATTAAGCCATGAATCACACCACGACGATGTTCCTCTGCATCATCGATTACGGTTGACGGGCGGAGGTCAGCAGTCCAAACCTCTTTGGTGCGATAGCCATTACCATCGACAAAATGCTTGGTGTTGATTCTCTCACCGGTTCCTTCCTGTACCCAACCATGATCGAGTGTTGATCGAATCGACACCTTCTCGAAATTGCCCGAGAAATTGAGATTGACCGTGTCTTGCATCCCGTAGTCATGGATGTGCGATTTGACCCAATCACCGTTTCCATCGAGTAACGTGACATCCTGTTCCGCGACATCTTGAATCGCGATCGACCCATACTCGCGGGTCAAGATCATCGTTGAACCACTCAGGCAATTTTTGATAATTTGCGTGTAAAAACTAAATGGATTATCCGACCGCGCCTCGTTGAATTGTAAGCCAACTTGAGCCAGTTGCACGAGCGCATGACTACGCATTTCGTCGAGGTAGGTATTGCCATTTTGATACACTGTGCCATTTCTGCGACACATAAAGGAGCCGTATTCGGTTTCTGGGCACCAGATTTTGCCTTTGTAGTTTACGGTCGGTTCGTTTGGATGATAAGCCTTGCCAGGATGCGCCCTCCCGTTTCTTTTACCGCCGTGGAAATCGATGTTTTCGACCATCGAGTGCCGGAAAATATCGTGCGCCTTTGAAAAGATGTTGACTTCGTTGATCGAGGTCGGAACACCAAACGACACGATATCGTCTCGTAGGCGTGTCGTGGTGCGATGACCGGCGAGCGTGCATAGGGCCAGAAAGGCGTCGAGATGCTTTTTGTCTTTCTGGCTGTATCTGAGATAGCCGCCATACTTGTTATCGGCGCCAAACGTTTTAGTCCGACTTCCGTCACCGTCCACCATCGTGTTGATCAAGATTTCTCTTTGCGCTTGTGACAGCGTCAGGATGAAGGGCATGGAAAGAACGCGACCTTCGGCTACCGCTAGGATTTTGTCACACATCTCCTTGGTCAAATTGAACACTACCAAAGTGCCGCTTGCGACCGGTCGATGGGTCTCGCTAAAGGTGCTTTTTAGAGAATTCAGACATGCGCGGATACGATCAGCTTTTGCACCTTCGTTCTGGGAAATAGACACCCGGCAGTAGTTGCGTCCTTCCTCGAAATAGTAACTTCCTTCGGTTACAGTCCATCCAATCAGTTCAACGAATTCGTCAGTATAGGTTGTATCCGTGTCGGCGACCGGATCGCCTATCAAGACCAAACGATCTTTTTCGATCAGAAGCTCGACCTCTTTCAACCCCTTATCCGTAACGAACTTGTGGTGTGGCGTCACCAGTGCGTCCATGCCTGTCACGGTAAGATGGAACATCTTGCCATCATACTCGTCGTTCCGGAAGATCGACTTGATCTTTGACCATTTCATCTGACCATTTTCATAGGACAGAATGATATCATCTTCATTGATCTCGTCGCCATTCAGCCAGCCTCGCTGAGTCAATGCTTCAGTTTCTTGATCTACACAATAGTTGCGCCAGCTACCACCGCGCGAGTAACGTTCAACCAGCAGGATGAACATATTGGCCAAGCGGTTTGACATCCCGCCGCATTCGAGGGTGAAATTGCCGTTCTCCAAGCCGCCATGCCAATGCGACCGGCCGACCTCGACCGGTTTGCCTTCCCGCAGGATGAAATGGCGGAATGGCGGGAAGTTGGTCTTCACCACCCAGCCGCCAGTGCTGGACGCCTTGCGGCGTTTCTCATCCGCCTCCGCTGGCAGATGCGTATCCGACATCAGCCGAATGACGATTTCCTCGCGATCGAGACTGGCCGGATCAATAGTTAAGGTCTTGCTGGACAGTTTTGACGCCTTGCTCTCGACCGCCTGCTGAAACAGTTCCGGAGTGACATCATCCAACGAGGCCACGATCATATCAAAATTGGCGAATTCCGGCGCCAAGTAACTGCAATAGCTGTTCTTCGAATTGTGTATCTCAGACAGGAGTTCACGGTTCGTAATATACTTGATCTTCTGCATAATGCGATAAACCTAAAATGAAGCCGCTTGCTATATAGGGCGGGATTTCAAAAGTACAAGTAGAAAACTGCTTGGTTAATCCTGTCCGCCTAAATATTGGACAGAGGATTTGATCATGAGTGTTGTCACCTATCCCGCCAATTCGCCCTATAGCGCGACTCCACAGAAAAGTTGGGCAATCGGCCGCTTTGTCTTTCGCGCGGTGCCGCCGGATGGCACCGATCAGCTTTACACGTTACTGCCGCAACATCAGTATCGCCCGGACCGATTGTCCTATGACTTGTATGCGTCGCCCGCCTTCTGGTGGGTATTCTGCGAGCGCAATCCGTTTCTGCGCGGCGACCCGATCTGGAACTTCCTGCCAGGATTGCAGATCATGGTGCCGCAGCATGATTATCTGCGCCGCGTAACGGGCGCCTGATGGCCGATATTTTTCGCCCCGGCATTGCGCCGTTGCAGATTTTTCCGACCGATGGCACCCCCAGCAGTCTGACCAACAGCGCCGCCATCCCGACCATGGTGATCAAACCATTCAGCCCCGAGCAGGAGGTGGTCGCTCCGGCAGTGGTGCCTAATCCACCGGGCTTTGTGCCCCAGCCGGTCGCCGCCCCGCTCACCCTGAGCCTGGGCAATAGCGCCAATGTCGATACCTCGCAGCAATACGGGCTGCCGGTCGAGGGCGCCACGGCCGATAGCTTTTCCGATAACCGATTGCCCGGCTTGCAGACCGATTTCCTGCCGAAATCGCCGGAAGCCCCCGCCACCGACCCGGCCCCGCCGATCAAGGCCCTGCCCGTGGATAATCGGCCTGCTGCCGCTTCATTCGATGCGATGATTGCAGGCATGCAGGGCAATGCGCTGAACTCGGTCTACCAACCAACCTATCATATCCGCTTCTACCTCGCGCGCGAAGGCGACATGGTGGCGCAGACCGGCGCCACCGATATCAGCACGCTGAACCAAAAGATGCAGACGATCCCGCAAGTCACCATCGCCGAAAGCGGCGTGACCGGGTTCAATATCAAGTCCCTCGAAATCGACACGGTAGCCGCCAGCACGGCGCGAACGCTTTACATGACGCCCAGCGTCTTTACCCTGGTGGTGACCGATCCGCTGGGTTCCAGCTTCCTGGATAGTTTCCCCGCCGCTGCCAATAAGCTGGCGATCTCTGATTTTACCAAATGCTCATACTATCTGGAAGTGCAATTCAAAGGCTATGACGAAAACGGCAATTATGTCAATCCCGCGAAGGACTTTAGTAACGGCGGGGTCTGGACCTATTCGATCCAAATTACCAAAATCGATGTCAAACTGAACGAGGGCGGCGGCGTCTATACCATCACGTTGATGACGAATGAATCGGCCGCTTTGATCGATCAGTATAACAGCATTCATTATGCGCCGTCGATGACCCCGTTTCGCGTCGTCGGCGACACGTTGGGGGCGCTTTGGGACGATTACGCGACGAAGGTCAATAAGGCGCGCGAGGATGCCCAAGGCGTCGATAAGAGCAAGAATCTGCCGCTGTTGGACATCTCCATCGTCAGTTTCCCGATCGACAAAGGCCCAGCGTCAACCATCGGCAAAGACCCGAAAAACTTCAAGCTGAAAGCGCAAGAACCCAGCAAGAGCCCGTCCAAAGCGGATGATATGGTGAATGGCAAGTATAGCCCAGTGGTTAATCCGCAAGCCAGCACCCAAAATTTTATTATGTCGTCGATCCAACATACCGAAGAAGGCCACACCATTACGATCGATGATCTGCCCAACAACCCCGGACAGGACCTCGATTCAAATACCACCAACGGCTGCAAATTTCGCGAATCGGTGTTGTTTTCGGTCGAGGCGGACTCGCAAATCACCGGCCATGATAAAGATGGCACGTCCCTGAATTACACCCGAAAAGTCGTCTACAATGTGCGATCACGCGCCTCGCAAAGCGCCATCATCAGCCGAACCCAAACCGACAATGCCAAAGACCCCGCCGTGCAACGCCAGATGATTCAGAAACTCATCGATAACCAGTATCTAAACAAACGATATGATTTTGTCTTTACCGGTCTCAACACCGAAGTGCTGGAATTCAATTACGATTTCAACTTCATGTTTCAGGCACTAACCCCAAGCTATGCGGGCGCGCGCCAGGGCATGGATTCGGTCTCATCCAATGCGGCCAACAATCCCGCCAGCCAATGCCCTACCTACGATCGCGACACCGCCAATATCGATCTGACGGTCGGGAGTGGCAAACAGAACGTCACGGTGGACAATACGGGCGGCACCCCGGTCACCGCAGCGTGCGTGGCAACCCCCGCTAACGTGGCCAACAGCCCGTCCCTGGCCAGTCTGGTGCAGGCCAATGGCATCGGCGCTCAGACGGCGGCATTGTTCGGCGGCTCGACCTCAGTGGCCTCGACACTGGCCGCATTACCAGCCAATGCCCGGAGCACGGTCGAAGCGAACGGGGTGGCAGGGTCAGTTGCCGCTTCGCTGACCGGTAACGTGCCCGGCACAACACCGAGGTCGCTGGGCAATACACCGATGGCGGCCAGTAATAATGCTTCCGGCACCACATCCACTCCGAAAACGCTGTCCGAGGTCGCGCAAGGTAGTAATAAAGTGTTCGTCGAAGATTTACTCACGGCGCTCGCCAGTAAAACCAGCGCCAATCAGAATCTGCCGATCTTGATCCCATTTTGGCCCAGCACGCAGGGTGCGAAAATCGCAAGCGGTAAGGATGGCTTTTCCGGGCAATACACGCGCGATCAATCGGTCGCGGGCGCGATCCTGGCACAGGAAGACCCCACCTTCATGACGAAATTCAATCAGATCGAGATGCAGATACGCGGCGATCCGTTCTGGCTCGGGCAATCGAATTTGCAACGACAAATCGCGCTGCGCGCCGAAACCCCGGCCACGTTCGTCGATCTGCCGGAATGGTCCGGGGGTGGACAGCTTTTCTATTTGAAGTTCCGGTACCCGAGTGCTGTCGGCGAAGATTTCAAGCCGGTGTTGAAGGACAGCCCGATCTTCGGTGGACTCTACACCGTGACCCGCATTAACAATTTTTTCACCGATGGCACCTTCAAACAGACCATCATGGCCAATCGTGAACTGTTGCTCGACCCGGCGCGAATCACCGGCAGTTCCAATACCCCAGGCAGTTCAGCCAACACCAATGGTGGGGCCGGGTCCTCAGCCCAGATGACCCAATCAGCGACCCCCGCGAGCGCCAGCACCCTGCAAAGCCTCACCGAAGGCACCAGCCCCTCCACGGCCGCGATCCCCACGGCTCTGCAAGCCGCTGACACGACGACGGTGGGCAATCTCACAGCCGATCAAACCGCTGCGCTCAAAGCCAGCCTCGGCGCCAAGGAATCCGGCAACAATCCCGCACAAGGCAATAACGGCCTCGGCTTTGTCGGGCAATACCAAACCGGCGCCGCCTATCTGGCCGATCAAGGCTACACCACAGCGGCCTCGGCGATCGCTGCGAAATCCGATTCATCCGTGCTCCAGCAAGACAGTTCGTGGACCGGCAAGGACGGCATCCATTCGCTAAGTGATTATCTCGCCAATCCCACTGTGCAGAATCAGGTTATGGATACGGGTATGCAACGTAACTATCAGAGTCTGGTCAATCAGGGCGTGATCACCGGCGATACCACACCCAATCAAACCGCAGGCTTATTGGCAGCAGCACATATCGCGGGGCCGACTGGCGCGGCCAATTTCATCAAGAGTGGGGCCAATCCGCAAGACGCCAATGGCACCACCCCCGCCTCATATTTTTCCCTTGGCGCTAACTCATTTTCACAAGGTTCTTCATGATCGGTTCTCGCGTTCCCAACGCCTTTCAGCCGTCCAGTCAATCGTTGCCTATGGCGATCTATATCGGTTTTGTCAAACAGAACACCGACGCGCAATGCATGGGGCGGCTTGGGGTCTATATTCCCGAACTGGGTGGTGGCGATCCGACTGATCCCGGCTCCTGGATCACGGTGAGTTATGTCAGTCCGTTTGCCGGATCGACCGATCCGACCAAACTGTCCAAATCCAGCATCACCATGGATGGATCGCAGCAATCCTATGGCTTCTGGGCGGTGCCGCCCGATCTCAATAACGAGGTCGTGGTGTTTTTCGCCAATAACGATATGTCGCGCGGCTACTGGCTGGGCTGCACCTATCAACAAAACATGAATTGGATGGTGCCGGGCATCGCGGTCAATGTCACCACCGAACCAGGTACCCCACTGAAAATCGCCCCGGTGGTTGAGTATAACAAAGCCAGTGTGGGCGACACGACCAATCCGCGCCGCCCGCGTTTTGAACCGCTGGCCAATGGACTCGCCATCGAGGGTCTGACCAGCGATACCGAACGGGGCTCGGCTTCCACCTCAGCCCGGCGTGAATCGCCCTCCCAGGTGTTCGGCTTTTTGTCGCCACGCGGCAATACTATGCATGTGGATGATAATACCGCAAATGAATTCATCCGCCTGCGCAGTCGCTCGGGCGCTCAGGTGTTGATTCACGAAACCTCAGGCTACATCTACATTAATTCCAAAAACGGCAACAGTTGGATCGAAGTTTCCGATACCGGGGTGGATATCTATACCGCTGACTCGATCAGTATGCGGGCCGAAAAGGACCTGAATATTCGCGCTGATCGCGACATCTTGCTCGATGCGGGCGGCAATATTCATATGCGTGCCGGAGCCAATATCACCGCCGTCGCGCGTGCTGATGTGCAACTCCAGGCCAACGCGAAAATCAACTTGAATGCCAATAACAATATCGAATTGACCTCGGCAGGCAATATTCTGAATATCGCCGCCTCCGATTTTCAGGTCACCTCGGCGGTCGATCTCATCATGCAGGCAGGCGGCGCAGGCAGTGTCAATGTTGCCGCCGATCTGAACGTCCTGGCCGGGGGCAATCTGCGGTTACAATCCGGTTTGCAGATGTCTCAGCGGGCCGGAAGTCAGCAAATGCGGGATGGCACGTCGGTTCTCGACATGACCGGGGCGGCCCCGCCCGCCATGCCCGATTCGCCGGTCACCATCACCCCGCCGGTCCTGCCAGTCGGCCTGATGCACGGCGACGCCAAGCAAAGCTTCGTTAATGACACGATTCCGTTGTGGAAAGCCGGTGCCCAGATCAACACCATCGTCAGTCGGATGCCAACGCATGAACCCTGGCACGATCATCCCAATGGCGACATTCCGCCGCCGCCCACCAGTTGCACCGAAATCAATGCCACCGGAACGTTTGGCGCAGGCTCGTCATCGAACGTCAATGCTGATGGCACGCTCAATGATACCGGGTGTAGTCCGGGAGCCGCAGGCACCAAGCCGATTTCGACCGAAGTCTTCAACGCGATCATGCAAGCCTGCACGAAAACCAATGCCGATCCCGCCACAATGTTGGCGTTTGCCGATATGGAATCGAGCTTTCAGCCCGGTATCGGCGCCAAAACCAGTAGCGCGACTGGTTTGTATCAATTCACCCAAGGCACCTGGGGCGCCATGGTGACGAAATACGGTAACCAATATAACGTCGGGTTCAGCCAGATTAATGAGGCGCAAAGTAACGCCTTGATGGGTGGTCAGTTCATCAATGACAATGCCGCGCTGCTGAAAAAACAAGGCATCAACAATCCGACACCGGGGCAACTCTACATTATGCATTTTGCCGGGTCGAGTGGCGGCCCGAAACTGATCGCGGCAGCCCAAAACACGCCGAACGATAGTGCCGCAAGCCTCTTCCCGGCCGCCGCTGCCGCCAATCCTTCGATCTTTCGCAACCGCAGTTGTGCCGAGGTGGTGGCCAGTCTCAGCGCCATCGCCGATGCCAAAGCCAAAGCCTATTCCGGTCAATATGGTTTACCTGCTCCCTGTGATCGCAACACCACAGGCAATCCAGCCACCCCTCTCGATCCAACTGCGAGCGCGGCTGCCGCCATGGCCGCACCACAGCCCGTCAATCTGGCCACCCAACCAGCAAGCTCGGCGACACTGGGCGGGGGGCGCCCAGCGGTCGTGCCACCCCCCGTGATCAATGCGCCAGTTGGCGGGAGCGGCGAGTGCGACCAGACCCCTGGCGGTCTGGCGGCCCTCAAACCCAACGCGAATGGCTTCGTCGGGCCGACCTCATCACCCGCCTCCCTGCTCTCCAACTTGTCAAATCCAACGCAATGGAAAAAAGGCAATGCCGATTACACCACCTGGGCGGCCAATCAGCCGATTGCCATCTTTAACGACAATGGCACCTATCGCGATCATGCCGCCATTTATCTTGGCATCGTGCAAATCGGCAATCCGAACTATACCGGCATAGCCGGAATACAAGTTTACAGCCAAGCACCCGGTCAACCCGCCGGGGAACGCATCATTCCCTTTGATATCGCCAGTCCAGATAACGCCCGGCTCTACGCTGCTGTGAACTTGGGGTCCAATCCACAGGCATCCAATCGCGTCCAAGCCGCCTGTATCCAAGCCTACCCGGCCCATACCGGCAATTGCAGTGGGTTTGTTCAGGCCGTGGGCAGTCTTCTAGGGGTCACCATCACAGGCAATGCCAATGCGATTACCGCAGCGCTGAAAGCTGGCGGCCAGTGGAGTCCGCTCAGCAACGGGGTCGCAGCGGCAGCGAGCGCGCAAGCCGGGCAGTTGGTTGTGGCCGGTCTCAATGGCAGTCAGCAAGCCCAGCCCGATATCCACGGCCATGTTGTGGTGGTAGTGGCCGGACCCTTGGTTCGCGGCCAATTCCCGACCGCATACTGGGGATCATTGGGATCGCGGGCAGGCGCGTTCGAATCGGTCAATTATGCCTGGACCGCGCAAGACCTGCCAAACGTCACCTATGCGGCGATGACGATCTAAATAGACACGATATAACGGAGAAGATCATGAGCGGCACAACCCCAACACCCCCGGTTAATAACAGTTATTCCGAGATCGGCGGCACCGTGGTCAAAATCGATAATGTGTTGCAAGTCGGCGTCGGCGCAAGCGGCTCATTCAGCACACTGACCGGGCAAATCGTCACCGTGCAGAACGGCATCATCACCAACATTTTTTGAGAGTTCATCATGCAGCCACAAGGCGCGGCCGTTTTCAATCCGGCGTACCTAGCCAATATTACCGATCAGATCAATGGCATTGCGGATGATGTCGATGCGATCAATCCATGCGCGGCGATCCAGGCCATCGTCGATGAAGCGATGGCCGAAATCCAAACCGAGATCGAGGCGATGGAATCGCAGA